GTTTCCCAGTCACGATCCGCGGCCGTGTTTCAAGCCCTACAAACAGGGCTTGTTTCATATACGGACTTAGCATTACACCTAAGCCTAGAGGATGCGTTAAACGTCATAGAAAGCAGACTTTCATTAATTGACAGTCCGCTTTGTTGCCCTAAGCTTGCGAACTGCCGTCTGTTAAAAAATCAATATGAATCATTAAGGCTTCTTTTCGGATTTGCCACAATGTTTTAATCGACTCAATATCAGAATCTAATAGGATGTCGCGTGGAGTTCCGCCCGATGGCACAATTCGAGCGCAATCAAGAAGCTCATTAAGTAGGTCTGTAGCAATCTGTTCTTGCATATTTCCAAGCCCTGCAATCACAACACGGGCAAGCTCAAGCATCCCGCCCGATGTATTGACGTTTGAGAAATCTAAATTACCCACATCAACACCACCGCGAAGCATTGCAAGCAAAGCACGGTTTGCCCAGTTATCAGCATCAATCACAGACATTTCGGTAATGACAAAGGTTTTCCCCTTGTCACGACCGTCCGCAATAACTAAATCTTTAGTCTTACGAGCCATCTTATGCAATCTCCGTCAATGATGTTGGGTCAACTTCAAATACTGACTGGCTACCTTGTAAAAGCTTAGTAGCGCTTACACCTGAGTGCTGAGTGTAGAAACCACTAAATGAAGCAGTCTTACCAACAGACGGCAACGTCAACTGAAAGTCAACCGCAACGATTTCTTTATTTTTAAGGAAGTTTGCAGCGCAGTTTTCAAGGATCGCTAATGATGGTGAGTTCGCTTCAAGGTTTAAGCCGAAAGTTTGCGCGTTAAACACAAAACCACCGCTTAAATTACCATCAGCACCCGCTACAGTTTGCGCAAGTGTGATGTCACCTAAGCTGAAAATGTTGTCAGCCTGAAAGCCTGTAAGCTGAACGTATGAATCGTAAATCCCCTCACAACGGAACAGTAGGACACAGTTCGCAGCGGTTAAGGTCTTTTTGTTAATAGCCATGCTTTAAACCCCTTACTGTACGTTAATTGAAGCAATGTTAATCGAGTGAACCGAGCCGCCATCTGTATACCATAGCTTAATCGGGAATGAACCACGTACAGCGCGAACCTGTGCAGTAGCGTCACGGATCATTAAGTAGTAGCCCTGATTAAAGATAATAGTCGCAGCGTCAACACCTGCTTCGTTATTGATAATTGACTTTTGTTGCTCAGATAAAGACACGCCAGTCTGAATACCGCCAAAGTTAAGCATTTCATTGATTGGGTCTTGAGCAGAAGCGCGTACTTTAGACTTTCCGACTTCATTGTATGGAATTGACTTGTTAGCAACCAAACCAGTGATCTGTGCTAACTGCAATTGGCTGTTGAAGTAGATTTGGTTTAGATACGCGTCAACCCACTTAAATTCGCCTGAAACAATCGAATTGCGTAGGAAGATGAAACGGTCGTTGGCAGTTGCAAACGCGCCATAATAAGCGTATCCGTTCGATTCAAGGGCATTCGCATCATCTACATCCGTAACGCTAGGCGCTAATGTTGAAGTTGAACGAAAATCCATTGTTGTACGGCCATTCAATTCACTAAAGTTTAGTGACGCAGCATATCCCGCACATAAAGCCGCATGTTCAAACGTGCCATAAACACAAGTCACATCAGCAACATTGTTTTCAGCAACCCAGCCCGCAAAGTTTGTTGTGCTGTTTGCGATTAGTGCTGTTGGTTCTTCGCCGTATTTAACCAACCAGTAACGGTGATTTTGCAAAGACACCCAAGTTGCGATTTCTTTTTGAATGTCGTCAGTCAATGCGGTTGAAGTTTCAGTCACGATTGTTGATAGATTCAACGTGTAATTGGTTAAGCGCTTCATTGCTGTAGTCGCAGTATCAACTGTTGTCACGTTGTCTAATTGCGAACCTGTTAGCTCAGTTAGGGCTAAAGCTTCAGCAGCAGCGCCAGTAGCGAATGAAATAGAACTTGTCGCACCAGTTGTACCCGATGCAATAACAAACGATTGCAATTGAGTATCAAAGGTTACAGCAGCAGTTAAGGCAGTTGCAATCAATGTGGCAGCATTACTAAAACTTGTAGCAGCAGACAAATCAACTGTGCCTGTTGCAAGAACACCATCGATAGTTACGCTGATAGCGCCTGTAATCGCTTTTAACTGATCAAGCGACATAGAGCGTAGTGACGCGCCTGTTAATTTCGCAGCGCTGTCAACGGCAGAATATTTTGAAATGAATAGCGCAGATGGCTTTACAGTTGAACCTGTAAAGCCATTGAAATAAATCTGAGCGAATTTGTACTTGTCCGACGTTGTGCCGTAGTCATTGCCTACAGCGTCAGCGTTTGAATATTCTTTAGCAACAAACTTTACGTCATCACTAATGATTGTTGCGTTAAGTGCCATTGCAGTACCGCCCGCCCCTAGAACTGAGGGAAGTACCGTAACGATTTCACTTGCTGGAATGGATGCTAGCATTATCCTGTTTTCCTTATAGTGGTGGTTGTATATCCACAGACGGCATTACCGTTGTAGATTCTTGACGATAAGTATAGTGTGGATTGTATTGCATATCAATTTCCACCATCCAACGTGCTTCGTACTCAGATGCTTCATTCACAAACGATAGATTCTTAGGCGGTCGATAGTCTAGTGGTTGGCACGACTGTAGGCGCTCACACGCATAAGGGCTTTTAAACATTGTGGCGATCTGCCTAGCCCTTGCTTGTCCTAGCTCGCCATAGCAATCAACTTGCATCATCGTCTTAACAGCGGTCTGTACGGTGATTATTTTAAACGGCTCATCGGGCAGGGCGGTTGTATCTTCATCATCCGAATAGCTCAATTGGTCTAAATCAGTTTCAGTGATAAACGTTATCACTATTCCATCTATAGGAAGCGGCACTCCATTTTGATAACCCTGAACAATAGGGCATGTGAAGAACTCAAGAAGCATTGCCCGAATCTCAATAAACATTTGGTTTAAGAAATCTATCTCACTCATAAAAAGCCCCCTGTCCAAATGGTCGTAATTCTGTTCCATCAAACCCAAACCAGCCTAACTTCTCAGCATCAAGCTTGCTTAATCTAACACCTAGTATTTTAACCCAATCACTATATGACTCGATAACTTTTAATACTCGCCAAGCAACTGTCTCATCTTCGCCATAAGGTTTAAACACAATCAAATCTGATCCTAGCGCCAGTGTTCGTCTTTGCGCTGAAATCAAACCGTTTGCATAAATATAACTATATTGACCTTGTTGCGATATAAGATTCAAATGCTGCAACTGTTCTGTCTCAATCGACTGTGTTTGAATCTCGATAGTAGAGTCTGCATATCTAGGCACTTGCTTGCCATTCGCTGCAATTGTGTAGCCCGCATTTGTTAATAGTGTCGCATCAGGGATATTACTGTTCACCCCTCTTGTGACGCTATTCGCCATCATTCTTAATTTAATAGACATAAAAAAGCCCTCTTGGTTGAGGGCTAGTATAAATCATTTAGGGCGTTTTCGTAGAGAGTTGCGCCAGTCGCCTTGATAGTTGTGTTTATCCACAGAAAGGCAATCTTCACCAACAAACCAGTAATGGTCTTTCACTATTGCTGGCTCAACTAGGCAAAAAAATCCCTTACCTGAGCGCCTTTCAACAACAAACCAATCATAACCATTTGGTGCTTGACTCCAGTCAGGTTGCCATTCTTTTTCAGTATCAATAGAAACAGCTAGTCTTTTCTCGCCCTTATACATAACCCAAGCATCAGGCGGATAATTAATACTCGCATCGTACTCAGGATACATCTTAAATTCAGCTAGGTTTTTATGTGTTTCTCTTGGTTCTTTGGGATTGCGTTTATCCGCTTCGGCTTGCATTGCGTCTGCGTAGTCCCAAGCCATTTCAACCTCAGTATTCATAAATGATGGGCTTTCGCTATGCTTCAAATACCACTCATGCGCCATTTCTAATTTTGTTTTCATAACCAACCTCAGTTACAGCCTAAAAATATGGTGTGCCAGTCGGTAGGCTTTCCCGATGTTCGATAGCTAATCTAGGCACTTACTCATAATACTAATATTGCTCTTAAAAAGATAATTAGTATTTCTAATATATGCTCTTATATGTCACTTACTATATATAGTATTAAAGAGAAAAGGGCTAAGTGGCACAAGATAGTATAAAAAAGCCATCGAGAGATGGCGTGTTTTATGTCTAAATTACAAGCTTAAATAGCGTCTGATTGTAGAGTAATAAAGTAGAAATATAGGATTGTAAACACGCTTCTATATCGACTTCATGGAGTGAATTTTCTTCTATTTCGATAAGATTTTCGATAGCTCGTTCGATCAGGGTGTTTAACTTCTTGGTGTCAATTGTGATTGTTACAGGGATATTTTTCATTCCTCCACAACCTCACTTTTTATGGAGTCGTAAAGGAGCATTGTTTCACGCAATGATTGGCATTAATCGGTTATTTCAACTTGATAGTTTATCAAGGCATTGTATGCTCTAATATCTATTTGATTTCTATATTCCTCAGCCAAGTGTTTCAAATAATCCTCCTTGACTGTCTTGTATGCATAAAATGCTTCCAAACTATCCAATGAAGACATTATGTGGACTGTCTTTCCATTTATAGTGCATCTAGCAACATAATTCTTGTTTATTTTGTTCCAATAAACTCCAGCTGGAAGACCTCCTCTTGCTGATTCTTTTCTAACTAATGCACTGTTTATTCTTCTTGGTAGAAAAAGGCAATTATTTTCTGAGTATATTTTATTGTCCTTAAATAGCAGATCTTTATCTAATTGATATTCTTCTACACCAAATCCAATCTGCTTGTTACACCACTCATAGAAATAAGAGTATGATTTAAAATTATTAGAAACAGAACACCCTTTGTATGTAGGTCTTTTATTTAACGCCTTTTCCTCAAAGCATCTTTGTAGCATCGCTTTCCAAAGCGAGTATTCTCTCACAAATCTGTTGCTTCCCGATGCAGGATACTTTCCATCATTAAAGCCAACACCATAGATTAATTTCATATTTGATACCTCTATCAATAACCTGAAATATTAATGCGGAAGCCAATCAGGTTAATTGGTTTTCGAGCCGTCACTCTATCCGCACAGTTATTATAGCATCATTCCTCTACTACTTCCGACTTAATTGAGTCATATAAAAGCATTGTATGTCTTAGTGGCGAGTTGTTCGGCTTTTTCTTCATGTTTGACGGGGAATTATTGTTCGGCTTTCTAATTGTATTCGGGCTATTGGGTGGGTTTTCCCAAGTCATGATTGCAGTTTGTATATTGGTTTGCATCAACAATCCGACAGAACCTAGTATTTGAGTTACATTTAGCCCCTTCTTGGCGTCACTCACAACTTTTTCTGACCAATTCTTTTTATTCTGTTCGATGGTATCACGGAAAAAAGGGCGGGGCGGCGCTGTCCGTGTGCCGTACTCATTCCAAAAAGCCACTAATGGCACGGGTGTACCATCAGGATATTTAGAATTTTCTAGCACACCGACTTTAACGTGTGCGCCTGTAGACTCAGGAGCTAGCTTTTTAAGATAGTTCGCAAGTCCTTGTCCTGAGCGTTTGACCATATATCACCGTGGCTGCGGATAACGACTGCGATCAACAGTCATGGCAACATTTGTCACAACATAAAGCCCTGTACGATATGGAGCTGTCATCATCCAATATTCTGCACCGTGTGGCGTTTGGTTGAACCATTTTTCACGACCAACGGCAGAAGTAGGGTAATCCAATGAAACAGAAACACTGCCCTCAGTAGCCGAAGAAATCCGACCAACGGCAGAGTTTCCGCTTTGAATCTGTGTCTGTAGTTGCGCATAGTGAGCAACAAGCAAATAAAACCAAATAAGGCGCGTATCCTCATCAATACAAGAATTTTCGCTATTATCTAGGATTTGCTCAGACTTCTTGAAAAACCACTCTAATTGAGTATCAGACATACCCGCGAATTGCGGGTAAATCTCTTTAAAGTGGGCAGGGTCGAATACGACTTTTGCCATGGTTATACGCCTTTACCTGCATCGGCATCTTTTTCAACGCCTGCATGTTTGCCTTGTTTAATGCGCTCTGTGCCAGTTTTTAACTCGGCTGTATCTTTCGCCTGAGCTTTGGCATTGCGCGTAGTTTCTTGTGCGGCAATACAACCTGACGTATAGAGCTTATGGCCTTTATGTTGCTCTACCCATGCATCCCACAGCTCTTTAGGCACGTTTTCGGTAATACCATAGCCATGAGCAACGGCAGAACTGTTGTATCCGTTTAAGACGACTTTCTGATTACCAACTTGTAGTTCAACGCCATAAGGCTTTTTGCATAATACTGTAACTGTAGACATTTTCTATTCTCCAAAAAGATAATTCATTCTAGCATACAATAAAAAAAGGTATCACCAAAACGATGATACCTTTAATTTAGGCTTGTGGGTATAAACCCTATTATGGCGCAGGCGTTGAAGTCGCATCCATAGTAGCAACAAACGCAGGGCGGTAAAGGATTGCGCCTAAAGTACCTTGTGAGCGTTTTTGCTTAAACCCTGACATGTCTTGAATCAGCGGATGGGTACGCATTTTTTCAGTGAATGACATTTCAACAGTTTTTTGACCCTCGTACTCATCAACGATTAACTGAATAGTTTCACCTGTTGGGGTGCTGTATTCAGGAATAGTGACGAAGCGTAAGTTCGGGTAATGCTCTTTAAACAATGCACCAAGGTTTAAACCAAATTGGTTTGTCTTAGTGAATTGAGCTTTCATTAGTGGCGAAAGCAAACAAGTCATCTTTGTCTCGTTGTCTACTAAGCCCTCAGTTTGAGCGATCAACTTTTTAAACAATTTGCCGAAGTCGTTGAAAATATCTTCAGCGACTAATGTTTCCCAGTTACCGCCAGTTGCCGCAGGTAATAGGCTAGGGTCGTTGATCATGCCGTAGTTAGCCAAGCCATCAATACCGTAGATGTACGAATGGTTTTGGAACTTGTTAAGCGTTAATGCGGCAGAAATCTGTTTACGGCTAGACCAGTCGATACGCGCTTCACCTGCCATTTCTTGCTCGTATTCACCAACACGGATAACCGTTTGGTAGTGGTACGGTTGGCGTGATGGGTATTGCACGTTTACACCCGACATGCCGTTATCGTTGAAATCGCCATAGGTCGATGTTTCACCTACTGATTCAATAACAGGGAATTGAACAAGTGAGCTAGTCCAGTTACCTTTTTTAACTTCACCGAATGCTTCGCCCATTTTCATAGGTGATACAAGAACTTCAATTAAATTCGGATCAACCCATGTGGTAAATAAAGCAGGGAAGCCACCGTTTGGATTGGTAACTAATGATCCTGGCACAAGTTCAGCATCCATAGCCATTGCTAGGTTTGCTTTTTTCGCATCCGTTAAAACCTGAGCGCCACGACCGAAGATAACGCCGTGTTCCTTGTTGAGTACCGCAATATCGCTTTGTGTTAATTCTAAAGGCATTATTCAGTCCTCTTAAAATGCTGTGATTTTGATAAGTTCGCCAACATCACCGATGGAAGCAACCTTAAATTCTGTTTCTGTGAATCCTGCAACTGTAGCACCCGCCGCACCTGTTGCGATTTCGCCTGTAGTATCAGAAGCAAATACCTTTTGGCCTACTGTCGCAGCAGTAGTAGTTTTAACCCAAAAGTCGCCACGGTCATAAAGCGTTACACCGAAGCCCGCAGGGATAAGCATTGACGTTTCAGCACGATAGCCAGTAATCAAAGCGGTATTTTCACCACGACGAACAAAGCCTAGAACCTGATTGGTTAAATCAGCAGGTTTAACATTTGTCACTTGACCGTTTGCAATGTTAGCCCATGCAAAGCGTGCAATTGTTACACCTGCAGAAGATGCTTTTAATTGCTGATTACCTGCAAGCACCGCATGATACGGGCCAGCAGCCGCGAAATCACCTTCAACAGCTAAAGGGACATTGCGGTTAATTGTTTGTTGAAAACCTGTAGCCATGATTATTACCCCTTACGAATATGACCAGTGATTGATTTCAAGCCTGTAGACGCAGTTGCATAAGCAGAGTCTTGGGCAATGTTTGGAGTGTTTTGCTTGCCTTGCAGCACAAGATCAACCATAGCACCGTATGCAGAAGGGTGAACGCCTTTAGTAGAAACACCTGATTTAGCTAAAGCAGTTTTATAAACTTCTTCCGCGCTATCGCAAGCAATCTGACCTACAATTGGCTTAACCTTTTCGCGTGCTTCAAATAGAGCAGTTACTTTAGCGACAGCGTTAGACTCAATCATAGCAGCGTCCATAGCTTGCTTTTTGTCGTCTTTGTCTTCTGCGTCAGACTTTTTATCGTCATCTTCATCTTCAGCGACTTCGATTACCTCTTCATCTTCGGCGTCGGTCTTCTTCTCGTCGTCCTCGTCCTCGGCTTCCTTTTCTTCCTTATCTTCGTCATGAGCTAATTGCCCCACAACTGCAATAATGGTCTTTTTCAGTTCTTCGGCTGAATCCATTCCAAGTTGTTCTTGGAGTTTAGATAACGAGCCTTTTTTCAGGGCAATTTTCTTGCTCATTAAAAATTCCTCAATTTCGTTAGGCATCTCATCTGCAATAATAGCATCCTTTCCGATACGACCACGCTCAACTAAAGCAACGTGATTACCGTGAATATTACGCATCACACCGTCATAGTGCTCCCCGTTCCATTCACCGCCTGTCATATCAGCAGTGTACGCATATCCCGCAGATAACTGGTTTAACTTCTCAGATTCAATCAGGTCGATTGCGTTCTGATCATATACACGTAAGCTAGAGTATACATTGTCCCCGTCCATTTCAACAACAGTGCCAATACTACCAACCGTGGAGTCCTTCTCAGGTTCTTCGGATGAGACAGGTGTGTGACGTTCTAACAGTTGCAAACCTTGAAATGTAGGCAACGCACGCTGAAGCTCGGTAGGGCAGCGCAATAGCATATAGACCTTATTCGGATCTAATCCTAAAGCTTGCCAATTTGGGATTTCTTGACCGCGATACGGATTAATTGCAGCTTTGGTAATGCAAGTTCGATCAACGATTAGGTGACCATTGTTGTCGATGTGCCGAACAGTGGTTAGGGATTGGAAGTCCATAGCGTATTTTGGCATAGTAAACGCCTTATAAATAAAACTGATTATAGCAAACGAGAAGTAATAAAAAAGCCCTGTTATAAGGGCTTGGTGTTAGTGCTTAACATTTGGTTGTA